AGCGCAGGGACGATATGCGAGACGGGACCCATGAAAGACTTCAAGCTAGTCCTCAACGGCCAGGATCGTTTCAAGGAGCAGCAGGGCAAGTACTTCAACCAGTACCAGCCCTATGTTTACCACACGGGCACGCCCTACCCAGGCATATACGTGTACTCTTTCGCTCTGCAGCCGGAGGAGCATCAGCCGACTGGCACGTGCAACTTCTCTCGTATTGATAATGCTCAGGTGGCTATTAGCATGAAGCAGTACAACCCAAGCAACCTGCAGAAGATGTTTGCCGTCAACTACAATATCCTGCGTATCCAGTCTGGTATGGGCGGTCTTGCATTCTCCAACTAGAAAAACAAAAATATGGAGCAAAGCTCAAGGCCTTTCGGCCACAAGATACTTTCCGGTATCCTGTGTCTGGATTCAAATTGGTGAAAAGCTCATGCTCTTCAGCGATTCAAAATAAGAACCTTTAATCAGGTCCGAAGGAGCTGTTCCTTTAGAGGGGCGCAAGTTATGGGGGACCGCGCATCTTGTAAAATACGAGGGATAGTGCGCCCATCGCAAATATAATTGCGAAAAAGCCCTGACCCTTGTACTGTGGAGGGTTATTTCGAGACTCGAGTCCATTTGTTATGGAAAGCAAAGCCAGTAGCACAACCAGGACCACAAGAAAGGGTGTGTTAAGGTTTGCCATATATTATTAGTTAGCAAAATTATATGGAGGCTCTTATCGATAACCATGACCTCAGAGGAGGGGAGCTGATGGCTGCCCTGAGAAGTCTGCTTGGACCAGAGACTGATATCGCGACTCTGCTAGACGCAGCCAGGTCAGTGAATACTCAGAGATATATTGCAATGATAAAGGTTCTCAATTTTGAAACGATATTCGATATGATCGACCATGTAGCAAATATCTGGAAGCTAAACATCGATGATATTGAAGAGGTCCTCAAGTACATGGCCAGAGAGGACCCGCAGGTCCAAGCGGTTCTGGATGCTGGTCTGACAAATTCAGTTTTAAAATTCATAACAAAGGAGCAGCCTGGGTGCTGCGGGTTCATATGGGGGCGTAACCGGAATTAACGGGAGGCGCTGCGACCCCCATCTCGTAGTACAGGTAAAAAAGATACAGACCCACGAGGACCATTGTCGCGGCGCGAAAGTTTAGAGACCACACGCCCCGCTTGACCGGGTCAAGAAACTCCTGAATACCGAAGAGGAGCAGGCTCATCGCCATAATGAGCAGAAGTACAGCGTCAGCCATTTATGTTTGTGGATATTTTTTTGGAGCGCGTGAGGACCTGGCTACTTTTATCAGACCCTAGACTAGTATGAACTTCGCATATATTGACGGGATGTCACTACTAGACCAGATACTCAGGCCCCCGCCTGATCCCATATCACCTGTCCCATGGGAACCCGATGCAGAATGGCTTGAATTTGAGCGCGAGCTCGGAAGGTTCAAAGCGGTGTTCAACAAGCAACGCAGTGAGACTCAGAAGGCGCTGGCTGAACTTAACGAAAGGAAAGAAGAAACAGCTGTTCTCGCGATGATGGTAGATAATGTCAAATCTCCTGGCTTAAAGGCCAGCCTCATGAGTCTTCTAGACAAGAACGAGACCGACGAAGGCGCCATTGCCTTGGGTCAACAATGTGGGGAGGGTTTAGGTAAGCTCGAGGCGATGCGGAAGATTCTGAAGGATACGGAAGTTGAAAGGTACGCCAAATTTACATGTTTCATTTGTCAAGACAGACTTATTGACCTCTTCATCGACCCATGTGGACACGTCGTCTGCGACATGTGTTGGATACGCACGCGCGACAAGGAGACGTGCCCGGGATGCAGGACAAGAATTACAGGTGCGAAGAAGGTGTTCAATATGTAATAGAACCGAGTCCACATGGCTCGTGACCCACAGTTAGAGTTCCTGTAACTCAGTTGGTTAGAGTGCCAGTCTTATGAGCTGGACGTCGCGGGTTCGAGCCCCGCCAGGAACATGGACCTGAGCAAGTCCCTAAACTACTCGCGTGGCAAAAAGCTTCGCGTTTGCCTGACTTTGGCGCAGTGGTAGCGCATCGGACTGTAGGAGGGACTCCGTCCCGACTTGGAGCTTTCCGCTGGTCGTGTGTTCGAATCACACAAGTCAGAGGGGGTAGGCTCTCTCTCTTCGGAAAACAGGCCTCGAGGGGGTGCCACCTCGTTAAAAACGGCTTGGGAGGGAGATAGAACTGCAGCTATCTCCAGGACTGGCCATCCCCTCCCATTCTGCTTCCATAACTCAGTTGGTCAGAGTGTCAGACACCGCTACGTCGGCTGATATGTTAATCTGAAAGTCGCAGGTTCGACCCCTGCTGGGAGCGTTTTTTAGCTGTTTAGCTCCAGTTAAAAAATTATCTCATACCCCATCAGCCTATGATAAAGTATGGGCTGGATTTATGAAATTTCAAATATTGAAAATGGTAAAACTTATATTGGTCAGACTAATGCTGTGACGAGATGGGTCGATAATAAGAGCATTAAAACTCATGGGTTTGAAAAATCATTTTCAAGGTTGTATGTGAAATTTATAATGAAAAGCTAGATGAAGAAAAAAGAAAATGTCTTTCTCCAGACGGTTATAAGAGAGGGAGGTTCAGGGGGCAAACATTCTCAAGAAAGTATTGAAAAAATTGGGAAATCGCATCAAGTAAAGTAGAACAATGGTCTTTTGATGGAAATATAAAGATGATAATTATACATCTTTAAATGAAGAAAGCAACGATACCTAAAGCTCTTCGTGAACAGGTCTGGCTTACCTGGATAGGGCGTAAATTTGAACATAAGTGTCTCGTGACGTGGTGCGAGAATATCATCACGGTATTCAGCTTTGAAACTGGGCATCGAGTACCAGAAAGTAAAGGCGGGACGCTTGATATAGACAACCTGCGGCCAATCTGCGCCAAGTGTAACCGTTCCATGTCAGATGACTACACCATTGATGAATTTTCGCGTCTTAGCAAAAGGGCTGGGCGCTTGTGGGAATGCTTCAAGTACTCAGGTAACGCATCTTCTCCTGGGTCCGCGTCTGGAAAAACATGAATATGAATACGAAAAGGGGTACAGTCCTGATCTCGTTGAGCTGTGAGTAGCCGTCAAAAGGAAACGGCACTTTCTTTATTAGACCACGACTCATAAAGGCTATGACGCCTATGACGGCAAACTGGAGGGTCACTTCCAGAACGAGACGCGCCTTGGACTTGGACGAGTCCAATTTGGGAGTAAAATTGTCAAGGACCTGCGAGACAATGAATGAGATCCAGAAACAGAGAACCGCGACCCATGCGACACACAGCAGCCTGACGATATATATCATTATTAACTTGTGTCAGGAAAAGATCCTGCTTAAACAGGAGAAGCCTTATAATTGCAAGATGGCAGATCTCCTCGTGTTTTACCCCCAGGGGTCTCATTTGTATATAGAATTCCTGGGTTCCAGGTATATCGAGCGCCAGCCTAAGACGGCCGAAGAGACTGCTGCGTTTATGAAAGAGGTGACGCCAGTCATGAATCAACTTGATGAGTATGTCGAGAAGCACGGTCTCAGAGAGATTATTGAGTTGAACCTCAAGGGGGTCCCAATTTCAAAACTAAATTCAGAGACTGCCGTCCATCTCATCAAGCTTATGGTGGAGCTTCGAGTCGACAGGGACATTCTCGAGAAGATCCGCATCACAAACAGTAACCCTGTTTTCAATATGTTGTATAAGGGGGTCAAGGGCTCGCTTCCTGAACGCATTACTAAACTTGTGGAGATTGAGGCAGATTCCAAGTTTTTTTAGGTGCGTTATATTATGACGAAGGGCGAGTGGCACCCAGATGAGCAAGAGTACCTGGCGAAGCTCGAACAGCAGTGCAATATGTACTACGACCACCACAATAACGATCATATATACTATAAAGGACTTGGGTCAAAGTTTAATATACCCATTCTCGTTGTAAGCGCTATAAACGCACTCACCGCCGTGAGTCTGAACTCGTTCGTTCCACAGGAGTATGTCTCCGTTCTGAACGCCATATTGTCAGCCGGGACAGGAGTCCTAGGGTCTATTCAATTGTACCTTAAAATAAACGAAAGAATGGCAAACGCACTCAGGGCCTCTATGCTCATGAAACGCCTGGCTCTCAAGATTTCCAAGGAGTTGAGCATTAGACCTGAAAATCGTGTAACAGATGGCCAAGCTTTCCTTACTGACTGCTTTTCAGAATTCAATACGGCTATTGAACAGGGGAACCCTATGGAAAAGAAACTGCATAACCATCTGGCGTTTACACCGACTATGAAAAAGGAAAAGTATTCTTTTATGAACCTTATGTCTGGGTCTCCGAAAAGGCCATTCGCTGAAGAGGAGGATTATAGCATTATTTCACGTGGAAAGCTGAAACCTCCTTCGGAGCTTCGCGCCAAAAGTCTTTGGGCGAAGATTCATACAGATCAAACAGGCGGGAATTCTCCGCAAGGATCTCCATCGCCTCTTGATCAGAGCGAGTCAGGTCAGGGGGAAGAGTATCCATCAGAACCGGTCTGATAGCCATAAGCTCCGGAGTCCTGAGACGCGCCACTGCAAAAGCCACGTCAAAGTCGAGCCCAGTGGCAAGGTCTCGGACCCAGTAGTGCTCACACGCCTCCTTGGTATCTTCGATGATACAATACCCTTTTATAATCTTTGTATTTACTCCCTGGAAATCAAGGGCCTTCTTGAGAAGTGCAACATGGTGAACGACGCCCCCCCCCACGTTGTGCATCTTCAGACGTAGAGCCAGCCTCTTGACAATTTCATCCATTCTACTCTTATAAGATTTTGT